CTGCTTGATCAATTCAAGGTTCTTTTCATTTATTCGCCTTATATCTAATCCTTGGTTAAAATTCACTTTTGCTTTACTATCAACTAGCTGCTGTAATAATTCCATGTGTCCAGGGTACGCCAGTGTATTTGGATCGCAAAGGACAATATTTTTCTGATCGTTCCAAAATTCTGATAAGTCAGCCACTTTATAACTCTTTTTCCCCTCTTTGCAAGCCACATGACAAAACTCGCACCCCGTAGGGCAACCTCTGGTTAAGAAACCGTATGCGGTATCTCTGGTCATTTCGGAATAAAGAGAATAGTCCGGGTAAATATGTTCAATTTCATCAGGAAGTAAATAGTCTCTTTCCTTGTGATATATTTCCTTACCGTTTATCAATTCGATGCAATACCCGGAACCGCCCTTTTTAATTACCTTTGAATAAATAGGCTGTATGTAGTCGGGTGTGAAACTGAATACTTTTGACAAATAAACTATGTCGTATTCTTCAATCAGACCGTCAAACGGTTCATACCACTGCACACGATCGCCTTTTGACTTATGCCATGCGCTTATTTTCATGAGCGGTAAATTGGGGTAATTATGCCCATCTACATCAATAAGCCCTACTTTCAATTCACACCGTCTTTCTCAACAAAATACTAATTTAGACAATTAACGAATAACAGCCATCACGTTCAGGATTGGATGAAGCTACTATTTGGCTACATTCTACTACTTTCTTTTCAAGTAATTCATCCGGTATTTCTGCAAAACTCCCCTCATATAGGCTGCTCCCCTGGTCAGGCCAGGTATCTGATTTTCTAAGGTTACTGTCTTTTATTATCACTTCAAGCCCACTGGTTAATCCATTAGTTTCTATCCATTCTTTTTTCCAATCACCTATAGTTTCTCTCATATTGATCTCCTCCAGCTTTAATCAACAAAATACTAATTTTTGTTGACTACTGTATCCACGCTTCTTGTGGGAGGTTATTAGCAAATCTCATTAAATCACGTGTCGGCTGATGATATTCATAAAACCTATCATCATTCGCCAGTTCATAAACTTCTTCAATCTGCTTTACCAATTGTAAATATCCAGTGTTCTGATCTCTCAGAATGTCCAGTGATGCCTTTAAGCAGTCATATCTGTGTCGTACTCCCAGATATGCGTGGAGTACTCTCAAACATGCATGTGCGCTATCTATTAGCTGATCTTTTGTCAACTGCTTCAATCTTTTTGCTGCTTCCTGTTCGGCATAACTATCAGAACATTGCAAACCGAAATAATCCTGCTCATATGAATCATAGCCCAGTATTCCACCGTAAAAATCACCTGCTCCAATTGCAACAAAGAATGAATCGAAGCACTCTGGAATGTACTCATTTTGCAAATCTTCCTGCATCTGTTCACATTCCCCGCATAGGTCCGCAAACATCATCTTAAACTCAAATGCTTCATCTTCGTTACCGTCCAGTGCATTTATCAGAGTGTCATCCTCATCTTCCCAGTACCATTTCACGCTTTCGCATTCTTCGTATATGTCATATAATTCATCTTTTATCGTTTCCAGGTTAAGGTTTTTCGCAATCGGCTTCCGATAGCGAAGTTCTTTTGCTCTTCTACGCTTTGTTTCCTCATGATCAACCATTCTACACCTCCTTCAAATCCTAACTTAGACGCTTTTCCCAATCCCTTCTAACAACTTGGGCAGTCCCTTTTTTACAATCTCTCTTGTGGCACGTTCAACCACTCTCTCGATTATTTTATCTTTTTCGGAGTAGATGTAATTTTTTACGGCCTTATCTACTCCATCACGAACACCATATCTTGCTTCTCGATATTCAGTTCCACGCTCTTCTATAAACTGTCTTGCAATCTTTTCTTCCACGAGTCTGGAAATATTCTCTTCACTGATTTCAATTTCTATCTTCACTGGTTTCCTCCTCAAACTTCTAATTCACTGGCCAAAAAGGAATCTTCATCAATCACAGATCAATACCTTTCTATCATCTAAAATCTGAAACGCCTCTGGAACACAAGACCTGCACAGAATTGCATCGACTTCTCGTTTTAGAGAGTGCACGAATGCATAATCTAAAATAATCTGGTCAGCGCTTTGCCCCATTAAGTACTGCACTTCTGGAAGTACCACAACATACTCCGTTCCTCCTTGTGTTCGTATCAGATTTTTTCTTCTTGTTACAATAGGTTCCGTCTCTCTTCTATGTATGGCATCAAGAACTCTTTTACCTCTTTGTATATTTTCAGGTATGATTAATATTTTTAGCATTTCACACCTCCTTCAAATACTAATTTACGTAGCAGGCATGAGCCCTGAAGCCCCCGCTTCCTGACCTGCCTCTGCCTCTAATCTAATCTAATCTAATCTGCTCCACTGGCTCAAAGTTCATCCACAACGTTTCCACTCGCCTATGATTATTCTGCGCCCTGGCCGGCATCTGCTGCTTATACCAGTCTTTCAAATACCTTTCATACAACTCACAATCATATCCTGAAAGCATGATCTTGGCCCGACTGCTGATCACAGTCTCCAACAACTCCTCATGATCCTGATCAGACATTTCATATCGGTACTGCTTCCTGCCCCTTGTAGACCACACATAAGGTGGGTCCAGGTAGATCAGGACATTTTCATGATCAAAGGCCCTGATCAGCTCCAATGCCGGTCTGTTTTCGATCTGAACCTCTTTCAGCCTAACGGCCATTTCTGCCAATGCTTCCGGAAGCTGATTCCAATACCGGACTGCATAGGCTGCTTCTCTGCCGTAAACATCTTTCTTCCAACCACAATTCCCATTCAGTCTGAATCCGTGGCTCTGCATGGATCTTACTGCAAATTGACCGGCCCGCTCCACTGGGGACTGAGGCTCTTCCTTGAAGGTTTCCTCATAGACCTGCCTGGAATACGGCGTATATGTAAGCCATTCCTGCAACTCCTGACAGCTTTCCGGATCCTGTATAACCCGGAAGAAATTCACCACATCTCCGTCAAGATCATTTACAGTCTCGATCCTGGAAGGCGGCTTCTCAAAAAGGATAGCCCCACCCCCAAAGTATGGATCCAGATAGCTGTGGTGTCTAGGCATATTCCCGATGATCCACGGAGCGATCCGTTTCTTGCTACCGGGATAATGTAATAATGATTTCATTCGCCCTCCTCTACTGGTTCAATTACAGCGATCCGGTCCGCCAGTTCCTCCACTATCTGATCTATGGTGACGGAACCCCTTATGCTAAGCAGATAGCCATGAATAGATTCCACCAGCGCCCTGTACCAGCGCCCTTTCTGCATGAATTCATTCCTGATAACCTCCGCTGCTGTCTGAAGCTGGCTGGCAGCGTTGTATGTATTCAAAATCAGGCACACATACTTTCCCATCTGACACCCTACACATATTTCCTCCAAAGCTTCCTGGTCGGGAACCTCTTTAGGAAACCGGCACAAGTGATCACATACATCCTCCACCATAGGAGTAACGATTTTTTCCATCTTATTTTTGTCTGCCATCTTAGTCCCCCTTCTCAGCCTCCAGCTCTTCAATCTTCTGCGACAGCTCCATAGCATCGTGATCCTTTTTAGGATACTGCTAATATGTATTCTCACAGCATCTACCCGCCACATGCAGGTCGTGGTAATGCAGGGCCAACTCTAACGGAATATCTCTATGTTTCCCTGTTAATGTGATCTTGCTTTTATCACTGTAAACGACTTTAATCTTCCACATGATTTTATCCCTTTCCTGGCATACACTCAAAATGTATGCGCAACTCGCTCCGCCTCTTAGTTTTTATGTACACATGCTCCCCGTGGATCTCCTTGCCACAGATAGAGCAAAGATAAACCTTTTCCTGTTGGGGGGCACGGCTTTACTTTTAGCCGGCATTGTTGCACCTCCCATTCTTTTCTTCTTCAAGCTGGGTAAACGTTGCAAGCATAATCCTCCCGCATATTGGGGCTCCGTTATATTTTTTCATGATCTGACCAAAATCTGTTGTAGCAGAATTCCATAAACCCGGCTCCATGGGTTTCCCATGATATTTCTGATAAAAAATATAAGCATCACAGAAGACACCTTTTACCATGGCAGCTGCTTCTTCAGTTCGTATACTCATAAAACACACCCTGCCTTTCTGTAATGAGCCCGACGCCGCTTCCACTGATTCTCACAAAACTGGATATCATCCACATAGTCATAACAAATAGCATCTTCTTTCCCTGAAAACACTCTGGCTATCCTTCCTACACTCTGGGTAACAACGGCATAATCCTTTTTAGGAAGAGTCATATACAGCCGGTCAAGGCAAGGGATATCCAAGCCTTCTTTAGCCAGACTAAAGGTTGCGAATAGAAAATGCTTCTTTCCATTCCTCATATCTTCAATAGCCCGCTCCCGTTCTGCCCTGGCATTCTTACTGGTCATACTGCCATCGATCATGACACTGGCTCCTTTAAGCTCCGCAGGCAGCATATTTCTTAACATCTGCAAATGCTCCAGTCGATCCGAAAGGATCAGGTTAAAATGCTCTCCATTACTTTTCAAATCCTTAACAATAATTTCATTCCTCGGGCTACTTCCGGTCAGATATGGAATCAGCTTCATAAAAACAAGAGTTCCATCCGTGTCCAAACATTCCCGATTCACCTTTATTCCTGTATTCCTCTGACTGATCCGCACCTGCATGGTCTTATCAGCCACGGACTCCTCCGGAACTTTATAAGCAATTTCTCCGATCACAGCAAAGGTACTTTGAATCAGTCCGTCCGACCGGTGAACTGTTGCTGATAATCCGTATTTATGCCGGGCGGCCAGGCTGTTCATAACTTTATAGAACATAGTCACCTTAGAAGGGGTCCCGGCCAGCCGGTGGCATTCATCAACGATTATCACGTCCCAGGAATACCGGTACTTATCCAAATCCAGCTTACAGAGCGTCTGCACGGTGGCAAAAGTAATGTGACTGCCAATATGCACCTTTCCTGCCGTAATCTTTCCCAGGGTCCTTTTATCAAAGTACTGTGCAGCCCTTTCATAAGACTGGGTAAGAAGGTCCTGAGTGTGCGTGATCCACAGTGTCCGCCTTGATAATTTGGCTGCCAGTGCTATTCCCATCTGGGTCTTTCCGGATCCGCAAGGACTTTGAAGAATCCCACAGTTTTGACTGCTCATTACTTCCACGGCGGGATCCTGATATTCGTACAGAGGAATTATCCCCTCAAAGGATAAGGGGCCGTTATCAGCTAGATCCTGAACTATGAGAGTCTCATCATTTTTATATTCCCCGACCTTTTTCCCTACACCTACCGGCACAATCAACTCATTACCTTCTACCCGGTATAGCCATAAGTATTTTGGTGTATTACCGGTCCATAACCCCCGGCGTGAGCGGTTAACATATTCCGGATTTGATAACACCAGATTTTCACTACACCAGTCAAACAGGGCCTTCGGGGCATCTGTTATCCGGATCTCACTGCCAATCACTATCTGCATTCCCATCACCTACACTTTCCGGAAGGTTTCCCAACCAGATATCAATGTTACTGCCATATCTTTTGCATACTGGTTCATCAATCTGCTTAATTCCTTTGCCCTGAAGATGTTTGATCAGGTCATAGTCAATCAGATAAATTGTCTGATTGCTGAATCGTAAAGCAAATTTCCCTTTCTCATTACCAGTCAGTTCAAACAGATGCATAGCGTTGTACTGGTTCTCTTCCATTCTGCTAAGAAGGAAATAATCCTTTTCACAGTTCTTGCAATCAAAGAGGTATGTAATCCCATTCCGGGCCGCCACTACGTCACAGGGCTGTCCATTTTTGTTATCCTGAAACACATGAACCCAGAATCCTTTACCTGCCAACAGCTCCGCAAACTCTCTTTCAAAGTCTGATCCTGCTTTCTTATTGCTTACCATAAGATCTCGGCCTCCTTTTCATGTTCCAGTGATAATCGCCGTACCATCTTTAGATCATCTTTGATTCGTTGTCTGGAGGGTCTTTGCAGATCCCAGATCTTTTTCTGGTCTCCGGAAATAAGTACCTCTCTATAGTTTTCTATCTTTTCAAATTCCCCTTTTGCATCCTGCATGAGAAATTCAACCGCACTGATTTTATTCAAATTACCACCTTTTCCTTTCCGGTCTTACCATTTTCAGGAAATGTCTTACTCAAAATCTTACCTAAAAACCCTTACAAACCCTTTAAATACATAGGGTCTTACCGTCTTACCTAAAAGCCAACAGGATAAACGTATATTTATAGAGTAAAAAATAAAATAACAATTTTCCCTCGCGCTATGTATATGTTATTTATGGTAAGACTGGTAAGATGGTAAGACTATATATATAAAAGCCTTATTCTACAAGGGTTTCATGGTCTTACCTAAAAAAAAATTAGGTAAGACTAGGTAAGACCATGTAAGACTTTTAGTTAAACGGAAGCGTTTCCTGCTCGTAATCCACCTTTATGAAGCCATCCTTGTCAGCTCCATCGTCATTGTTTTCAAATTTCAGTTTTATGTAACTGGCCTTGATCCCGTAAACCTTTGTCTGATGAACATATTTCCCTTGACTATTTGTAATTAACCGATCTTTCTCTGCCCATTTCTTACTGACAGCTGCATAATCAAATCCACCGCCTTCAAGGAAGTCACATAACACATCTTTATTAATAACAGCCACCGGGGGCTTTTCTGGGCGATCATCGTCTGCGTCAATCCTCCCCCACACTTCCCCTTTATTTGAAGCATCTGCTCCGTCAGGACTTCGAAATCTCATAGGGTTTCTGGCTATCCAGTTAAGTACGGTTTGGTAGGATCGTTCTGAAATATCAACTTCCTTTGCGCTGCGTAAATACATTTCCACATCTTTAATTGTAAGCGGAGTTTCATCCGCAAAAATCAATTCTGTTAAAATCCGGTCCGCAACCAAAATACAAGACATGGCCATTGCTTGCTTTTCTGTGGTGTCAAGCTGACACATTTCATCAAAATACTTTTTATATTCTTCCTGAAGCTTTTTTGTTTCTGTCCCCTGGAGATATTCCACCAGCTTTTTTCCAGCAAATCCATAATTCTCCGTAAGCACAGATACGGTATGGTTTCCGTCTTTTAGCAATTTTTCTTCCACCTCTATCTCAATCACTCGGTTCTTAGATCCACTGCGGCTATTTGCTTTGGTAATGGGCTCTTCTCCTGTGAAGATGAAACTGTTTTTCCAGGTTTTCGTCTCTTCCACGCCACCAGCAGCCCTTCCCCGCCCTTTATCAACACCTTCTGTGATCTGGTAGATTAACTGATCAAAGTTGGTTGTCCATTTATCCTTCATAGTCTGCAACTCGTCGCCAGCATAAGGTAAAGAATACAGGAACGCTGCGTTACGCATGATTCCTACCTTAGTTGTATTCATCGTCTTTACCAGTCCGCCCATTTTAGGGTTTCCCCATATCGACATGGCTGCCATAATTGCTACGGTTTTGCCTGTGCCAGATTCTCCACTCCATACATGAAGCACAAAAGGAAGTATATTTAACAGTTCTATCATGGCGCTTCCGGCGCTGGCAGCAAAGGCCATGCGGATAATCTTATTGCTCCTTAACTCGCTGCAATGGTTTTTCCAGATTTCAAAGCTTCCATACTCTTTAATATTTTGGAAAATAGGATCAAAGTCCCGATCACCATCATAAACAATATCTTCCGCATAAGGCATAAACTCTTCCCCTGACCACCCAAGGCGACGAATGGATTTCTTAGGATTAAGAGTAAGGGGATTAAGTCCCACGCAGTCAGAGATATAACGGACCAGATTCTTTGCATTATCCGAAGTTACTTCAATTCCGTACTGACTGAGAGCGTCCACGATTTTATTGGTATTGGCGCAAACACTACGATCCACAGTAATACTCTGCCAGGATGCGGACTTGAAATAGGCCAGGGTGATTCTCTCCTCTGCCGTATCCACATTTTTCAGGATCTCTATGGGCAGGATCGGATGGCTGCAGGCATGGGCCGGCACCGGCATTGCGTTTTTGTCATACCGGATTGCCCTCACCCCTAAGTCATTGGCTGTCCATTCCCCGCATATCAGTTCCAGCGGCTGATCGGTAAATTTCGTCTTCTGACCGTCCTGTTTCTGACGCTGGGCATAGTCAAGAACGAAGGACTTATATACGTTGTTAAATTCTGTTGCACGCTTTAATTTCCTGGCCGCATTCCGCAAAGCCTCTATGTACTGGGTTCTTTCAACATTGTCTTCTATTTCGAAAATCTGATAAAAGACTTCATCGGGAAATGGATCCGTCTGGCTCAGTTCGTACATACCAGTTATTAATTCGTCCTTCGATTTCTCCAATTCTTATCACCGCCTTCTTGTCGCCATAAACTTCTTCTGGACATTCTTCCAGATTTTCAAGCAAATATTCTATGTATGTAATGTTCTGCAGGGCTTCTGTAAAATGCTTATTTTTCTCATGGATTGCTTCACAGAGCAGGATCCGGTACATCTGGACATACATCTTCGCCCTTTTAGCAAAAGCAGCAACATTCTGTCGCCGCTTTCTCTTGCGTTCTGCCTCCCGCTTCTCCCTGTATGTAACCGGTACTGTTACTGGAACACGAAAAGCAGCAGCCAACTCCTTTGCCGCTTCCTCATTACGGATTCCTTGATACAGGGCGGCAAACTTTATTTGATCCCCACCAGTGCCGCAGGTGAAACAATAAAAGCCTTTTCCATTGGGATATATCTTCATGCTAGGATCCTTGTCCTGGTGAAAGGGGCATAAGCACAGCCCCTTTTTATTCACCTGAAGACCGTAATACTCTGCAACGGCCTGCATGGACACAGATTCCTTTACTTTATGGAATAGCTCCGGGTCACATGAATGGAATTCCCTCATCACCGGCTCCTTCCGGAATGCTCATAAAGCCATCACCATCAGTAAATGATGGAGGTGCCGCATCTGCGGGGCCTGGGCGACCGCCACCCTGAGATTCCGTAGGAAGAAGCTCATCTTCTGGTACTTCTGCCTCATCGAGCCCGGCAACGCTGCGGATTCTCCATAACTCTGTAACAAAAGGCGTGGTTCCATCATCAGCTTTAAACTGCCGGCGGTGGAAGATTCCTCCAAACTTCTTACCCACAAGCGTCTTCTCATTACCCTCCTTGTCCCACTGGAAGGTAAAATTGTTAGAACGTTCAATGCTGGTAATGATTCCTTTTAACCATGACGTTCCTTTACCGTCCATGTTCTGCTTGAAAACACCTTTCCATTTGGCGTTTTTCCCATTTTGTGCTTTGGCTGCTTCAAACATCTTTTTATAAAAATCCTTGTGCTCCCCTTCGGCAATATCGAAAAGTATTACAAACTGCTCATTGCCATTCTGAGAGGTCTGTGTAGCTACCTGAACGATAGAGCATACATATTTCCCTTTTGGGAGCTGTACAGACTCCCCTGTATAGGCCTGGGCCTCATCATATCCTGCTGGTTTCTTAATCATGCTTTGAATCCTCCTTATTTAAGTTCTTGGAATTGATAATCCCGTAATATTCCCTAATGATGTTATCAACCATCAGAAGGTCATTATCTATCTCAACAGCCTCAAACATATCATCCGGGGCCTTGCTTACCGCTCCGTCTCGTGATTGAGTGACGAAGACATACCGGTCAGACTTCAATGAGCGCAAAACAACTGTAAACATTCCTTCTAAACATACTTTCTCATCCAGAAGCTTTCCAATGGTTTTGGGTTTGATATCCCCATAATCATTTACATCTTCATGCATTACCACATACACGATCCGATCTTCCGGGACTTCATCCTGGATTGTTTTAATTAACCGGTAAAAATCATCTGCCAACTGATTATAAAGCCCAAATACTGCGTTGCCTTTTCCCATTGTATTGTGGCCATCCATAAACTGACCAGTGATCAGGTACCCTGCATCATCAATTACAATGGATTTAGGCCACTGAGGGCTTTTGAGGCATTTCTTAATAAACTCATAATCATTACTGACCGATCCCCCTATCTTCCCTTTGAACGGAAGTGGCTTATTAATTACACGGATAAGGCCAAAGTCTTTCCCTACACAATTCTTCAGGCTTCGTGATTTCCCACTCCCTGATTTTCCCATTATCATGACTGGAATTCCCATGTCGATCCTCCTTAATATGGCAGTTCTTCTTCAAAGTCTGCTTCCTGATCCGGTTCGTTATCTTTCCTTATGCGCCAATCCGTCTGAAAGAAGTCGAGTTTTTCCATGCTAGGGAAAAGTGCTTCTCTGGCTTTTTCTCCTGGCTCCGTCGTATGTACCCAGTAAATAGTAGTATCATTCTTCCAGTACAGGATTCCAAAGTTGTAGCTGGGTCTTCCCGGCATACTCTCCACCGTTGTATCCAGCTCCTTGCTGCTGATTACATCAGCCGTCAGGCTTTTGTCCGCTACCTTATAACTGAGATCACTATGCACCTGCAGTATAATAAAGGTATGTGGCCAGAAGCAGAGATTGATCGGCACATAAGTAGCATAATCTTTGGCTTCCTTCCATAATTCATAAATGTTCGGATATTCAGATTGAGAATCCTGAACCACTTCTCCGTTTTGATGGGAATATTTATAATACTCTCCAGACTCCGGGATATCTCCGATCAGCTCCATAAGTGCCGCCTTAAATTTATTTGAGGCATACAAGATATCCGTACACAAACCCCATGTCCCAGCATGGACCAAATAGCTCCCATTCATATTTCCAACATACAGGCCACCGCTTTTAAGAGCTGCCTTCATAATCTTTTTTAACTCACCTGTTTTTAAAAACATAATTTTCCTTTCTATCTGCCTTCATGGCCTCGCTCGGCTGCCATTCGGACAAGATCAAGCACAATGTTCAGCTCATTATAGGACAGCTGCCATACACTGTTTACCATTAAATCCGTGATCTTTGATGATACCTTAACGAGCTGCGCCATCCGGTAAGGCGATATCTCCGAACCGGAAGTATCTGGCAGCCTGTCCATACTCATCGAATCCGCAAATGCTCTCCACGGGGTTCAAAGTGAGCCCAGTCAACCTGTTTCTCTGAAAGAAGCTGACGGACCGCTTCTTTATTTACCACTGGCGGCTGCGGAATGGTATACTTAGGCGGAATATCCTCCACGGTTCCATCAATAACCAAAGGCTCTGCTCCACCATTCTTGCAGATTGAATAGCTGAAAAGGGCTGTTTTGAACTTCTCTTTTCCTGTGTAGCGCATGTTTTCCATGAGATACTCCTTGATCCATCTATCCTTTCCTTCCAGCTGCTTTGCCCTTGCATTAAGCCTGTCCATTTCCACTTCAATGGCTTTAATGCTGGACTGAATCTCCATATGTATCTTGGCAAGGTTGTCCGATTTTTCTTCAAATTCTCCGAAGATAGCCTCCAGCGTATCCTTCATAATCTGCGGATCAATATCCTCCGCATAGCACAGTTCTTCAAAGGCTTTATATTCCTCTGCGATTACATATAATTTTTCCATCTTGATTTCCTCCGATAAATTCCCTATAATAGGGGTGTAAAATCTTTACGTGTTACCTTGATTCCCTGGGAGTTGCCGCTCCTGGGGTTTCTGTTTTTAGAGTCTGTATGACTCCCTCAATTTCAGCAATTACCTTTTCGTGCTCCAGCTTAGAAACCTGAAATCGTTTGAGCAGTACAGTTCTGGCCTGCTTAGATACCACAATGTACTGACTGATACCCTGCTTTACCATGATCGCATCCTGAAACTCTGCTTGAACATACGAAAAAAAATCATCCGCTAATGCTTCATTCGCCATAGCGTAAGGTACTCCCTTCCGGTTACGCAGTTCTTTTAAATAATAGTCCAAATAATCTTTATCCATCAGCCTTCACCTCCTCTCACAACGCCTCCAAATGCCCACATGTTCCCAAAATCACAATCAAACAGGCTACAAAGATGACTGCCGGCATAAACCACTTCGTAAACTCCATCAAGCGTGATGGGCGGGTGTCGGTGTAATCATCTAAGTTTTCATAGTACTTTTGCATTAGGCCACAGTCTCCTCTCCGAAAATTAGCTCTTTCCACTTCTGCAAAGCTCCGTCCAAGATCTGCCAGTCTTCAATCTCCATGTAATCTGATAGGTCTATTTCGCAGATTCTTTCAATTGCTTCCTTTTTTATACCTGTAAACATCATCAATTTAAGCGGAGATATGTAAAAATAATCCCTTCCACTTTCTCCAGAATAAAAACCAATTGGAAGATTCCCGTTACGCATATTCTGCTGAATACAACCAGGGCTGACCCCTATGAGCTTACCCGCCATTGCGGTGGTAATGCGTTTTTGCTTTGCCAATTATCTCCCTCCTTTTATAATCCTTGCAAGTATATCGCCTGCTCCGATCCGGGCAGCGATTGCGGTACCGTCAGGATTTGCATGATAATCTGATTTCTATATGTATCACCATTCCTTTCTTGTAAAATTTTCCAATTCTCCTTATACTGTAGGTACAGGCTCCTGCCAGAGCTGAGTACAAATATCAGGGGGGAATTATGGATATTTTTAAATTCTTAAAGGATAACTATTTTACGTTCTCTTCTTTTAAGGACTTTCTCATTTTTGTAGTCCCATTGGTGGTTACATGGACAGTGACAAAATACACTGCCAACAATCCCAGGAAAAAGGAAATTAATAAACAGCAGTTTTTAAATGTATACTTACCGCTTTACAAGCTTTTCTGCTCTCGTAATAAGAAAGTTCTTACCCTTAAAGAAGCTCGCCATTATTCTGTACGGTTACATAACATACTGCAAAACAATTACGAACTAGCCTTCCCACAACTACACGCTTTGTCCAAAGATCTTATCGTGGCCGTTGAAAATAAAGACGGATATAATCCTGTTGTGAAAAAAATTTCTTACCAGGTTTCGGTAGACTATGAAATTCTGAAGAAGAAACTTGGATACCCTCATCTAAGTCTATGGCAATTATTTAAGCGTCTTACCTTCATTGATAAAATAAGAGAAATTGTAGGCTGGAGCATAATTTTCTATACTTTTCCAGGAATATTTATTGTGGCTTCACTCACTATTACATTGCGAAATATGTTCCTGTATTTCATCGGATTAATAGTCCTTTGTTATATTGGGTTGAAATTAGGTGATTCAGAGAATTAACCTCTTCTCCTAATCCATAGCCAAAAAAGTACACAACCGATTGCTTCCAATAAACCGTGTTCAACAAAAATCATTAACGCTGTCAGGATACATAGTATAGATAGCAGACCTTCCAATATGTTATCTCACCTCCTTTTCAATGTGCTGTTACTGCAGCCTGACCAACCGCTACTGGCTCCACTTCAAAACCCAACGCCTTTAACGGCTCTCTGCGTACCCGGTTTCCGAGTGCTTGCTGTACTTTCGCAGGCAGGTCGGATACTTTTACCGGCTGTCCATCAATAGTCACCCAGTTTGTCCAGGTCAATGGCTCATCTCTTTTAATTTTAATTACCTCCCTACTTTACGCTTTGTAACTTTAAAAGTTACTGACTGGCAAAAAAAATTGTCATTGGGTCTTCAATGTGAAGTTCATCAATCATAACTTGAATCTCATCACTTCCGAAAACTCCATTTTTCATTTTTTCATAAAACGTCTTAGGAGTTATGCCAATCATACTTGCAACATCAGACTGAGACAGTCCATTTTTAGCAATTATTCCTCTTAACTCATTTGTCTTAATCAAGTCGCTACCTCCTTTCGTAACTTATTAAGTTACTTTAATCATATCACGTTTTTGTAACTTGTCAAGATATTTTTTATTGCATTTATAACTTTTTTGTGCTACTATAAAGTTACCAACTATGAGGAGGCCGTACTAATGACTGTAGGTGATAGAATTAAAGAAATAAGGAACAAGCTTGGATTAAGCCAGGTTGACTTTGCTGATAGAATCGGAGTTTCAAAACAAACACTGTATAAATATGAAAACAATGTTATCACAAACATACCATCTGATAAAATAGAAGCTGTTTCGAAAGTTGGTAATGTATCTCCGGCCTACCTTATGGGATGGGATAGTAATGTCCGCCCTATCATTAATGGTGCTAAGCGTAAAAAGTCTGGCACCACTATCAATGTTCTTGGTAGAGTCGCAGCCGGGGTCCCCCTGGAAGCTATAGAAGATGTAATAGACACAGAAGAAATCAACGAAGAACTTGCTTCCACCGGTGAATTCTTCGGGCTACAAATTCACGGCGATTCCATGGAACCTAAAATGAGTGAAGGTGATGTAGTTATTGTTCGTCAGCAAGATGATGCGGAATCAGGTGATATTGTTATAGCAATGATAAATGGCTGTGACGCCACCTGCAAGCGATTAAAAAAATATGCCGATGGCATAATGTTGATATCAAACAATTCTAAATATGAACCTATGATATTCTCGAATGAAGAAATCCAGGAAAAACCAATAAGAATAATCGGGCGAGTTGTGGAGCTCAGAGCAAAGTTTTAATAGGAGGTTTTATCTATGAAATACAAAGAATTTCTGCAATATCTGGAAAGTGATTTAGATGCATATAAAATATTCATGAGTAAGTCCATGCAATTTCAAAGGGACAAAAACTCTAGGCGTCAAGCAAAAAAACGTTGGGATGAGGATAAAATGCAAAGAGCTGCTTACGACATGTGGAAAAAGTCAATGGAAACTCTGTTTAATACATTGAAACAGGAAATAAATTCAGACTTGAATTTTGTTTGGAAAGAATATATACAGAAAAACAATATACTGGAAACTGTGAATGACGGAATAAGAGATATGGATTTTACAGCAGAGGAGTGATAATTATGAATAATGACACAGCTGAAACACTGCTTTCCTTGGATAAGCAACGGATACTGAATTATTGCAATAAGCGCGGAATACCTATGCCTGACAATGAGATAGCATTTTGGGCAGGTATACATAAAGCTATATATCTTCTGCCTGTAGCCAGCCCAGAGCAAAAAGAAGCTTCTAAGCAATGGTTATTAAGTCATGGACTTAGTACAAGCATATACTAAACAAGAAAAGCTCCAAGAGCTGTAACTCCAAGAGCTTTCTTTTCCAATCTTTTCTATCAGGCGTGACGGAAAATAATCGGATAAGTACACGAAGATTATATCATTTCCTAAACGTTTTGACAATAGAAGCGTTATTTTTATACCCATTTTTAGGAGGAATGATATAAATGGATTACAAAACAGCTGCCGCTTATATACGAGTGAGCACAGATGATCAGCTTGATTACAGCCCAGGCTCTCAGCTTGATGAAATCAAAAGCTATGCAAGTCATAACGGGATACATATATTAGACGATTATATCTTCATGGAGCCAGAGGGGCACAGCGGAAGAAAGGCGAAAAATCGTCCAGAGTTTCAAAAAATGATTGCTACGGCAAAAACGAAGCCCAAGCCTTTTGATGTAATACTTGTTTGGAAATTTTCCCGCTTTGCAAGAAATCAGGACGAGAGTACATTTTATAAAAGTATGCTTCGCAAGAAACTTGGTATCGACGTGGTAAGCGTCTCTGAACCAGTATTAGAGGGGATGTATGGACGACTTATCGAAACAATCATAGAATGGCAGGACGAGTTTTATTCTTATAATCTGGCAATGGAAGTTTCCAGAGGCATGACAAAGAAAGCTGAATTGGGAGAACCCCAGGTAGCGCCTCCTTTAGGGTATAGAATCCCTTATAAGGGAGCACCTCCCGAAATCATACCGGAAGAAGCGGAAGTGGTAAAACTGGTTTTCAAAATGTTTCTTGAGGGCGTCGGCGTATTTGGTATTGCCAGGCATTTGTCTGATTGCGGAATTACAGGCAAGCGTGGTGGAAAGATATGGAGCACCGCCCTTACGAGGATGCTTTCTAATCCATATTATGCAGGATACAGTCGATGGAATGGAATAACTGCAAAAGGTGAATTTCCGGCGATTATAAGTGATGAGGACTTTAAGGCGGCGGAAAAGCTGCTCAAAATAAAAAAGGGGCCTAAATATTCTAAACCAGATGAGATGTCCCGGCACTGGCTGAGCGGCATAGTACATTGTTCTTCCTGTGACAAACGACTGGCTTCGCAAGCAATTCAAGGGGCAAAGGGGAAATACATTATCTTTCAATGCGGAGGGTACACAAGAGGTGTGTGCAGGGTGTCCCACCATGTCAGAGAATACAGACTCGAAAATGCGGTCATTGAAGCGTTAAAGGAAGTTCTTGTTATTGGAAGCGTCAACTTTACGGTGCGTCGTTCAGAAACTGATAGCAGTTCGCGTATCAATCTAATACAGGCACAAATGAAGCAGGTAAAGCAAAAGCTCGAACGCGCAAAAAATTCATATATGGCGGGGATTGATACGATAGAAGAATACAAGGCAGTCAAAACGTCACTAATGGAAGAATTTAACCGCCTTGAAAAGCAATCCGAACAAATGCAGCCAAGTTCAGATGTTGCAAAAAAGAAAATGTTGAAGAATATCCAAAATGTATATAACATTATCACATCAAAAGAATATACCATAGTACAAAAAAATTCTGCCATTAAATCAATTCTTGAAAAAGTTGTTTTTTTAAAAGAAAACAACCACGTAGATATTTTTTACTATCTTGACGCGTCGGACTTAACGGAATAATTCTATAGTCAAATATAATAAGGATT